AGAAATTCTTAAAGAAGAATTATCTCAACCTGCTGCAGAGCCTTTAAAGCATAATCCTGAAGAGAAGAAAAGCAACTTTAAAGTGAAGTTTGCTCAAAACAGGACAAAATCTACTCTTGATAGAGTAATGGAAACTATAAGTAATAAATAAATAAATATAAAATTATGGCAGTATTAACGCATATAAATAACGATGTCGTAAGAATTAAAAACGATGTTGATTCAGTATCAGCAGCAGTAACATTGACTGCAGCAGATAGTGGAAAATGGTACGAACTTGCAGCAAGTGCAGGTGTAACGGTAACATTACCGTCAGTTGAATCAGGACTACATTTTAGATTTGTTGTAGCAAATGCTTTTGATACATCAAACTATATCATTGATAGTGCAGAGGGAGACAATATAGATGGTATTTTAGTAGTTAATGGAGCAAGTGTTGCAGCTTCAGGTGAAGATCAAATCAACTTTGTAGCATCAGCAGAATCAGTAGGAGACTTTATTGATATTTGGTCTGATGGTAACAAATGGTATGTTTGGGGAATCGGAAACTCAGCAGGGTCAATTACGGCTACTGATCCAAGTTAATAATTAATTAAATAAATAAATAGAAAGATATGGCGACTACAACTTCGATAACTACAACATATAGTGGAGAATTTGCTGGGGAATATATAGCAGCAGCTTTATTAAGTGGTGTAACATTATCACAAGGAGGGGTTACAATAAAACCCAATATTAAATTTAAAGAAGTAATCAAGAAAATGGCGTTGGATAGTATCTTAAAAGATGCGTCTTGCGACTTTGACCCTACTTCAACTGTAACATTGACTGAGAGAATCCTACAACCTGAGGAATTTCAAGTAAATTTACAACTATGTAAAAAAGATTTCAGACAAGACTGGGATGCTCAATCAATGGGCTTCAGTCAGTATGACAATCTACCAAAAAGATTTTCTGACTTTTTAATTGCACAAGTTGCAGCTAAAGTAGCACAGAAAGTTGAGCAAAACATTTGGAACGGAAGCACAGCTAACGCAGGTGAGTTTGACGGATTTAAAACACTATTAACTGCAGACGGAGATGTTGTTGATGTTGCAGCAGTAGGTGGTGGTTTAACAGCAGGTAACATCGTTGCTGAATTAGGAAAAGTAGTAAATGCAATTCCAAGTGCAGTATATTCAAAAGAAGATGTTAAAATTTACATTCCATCAAGTGCAGCTAAATTATATATCCAAGCTCAAGCAGCTTTAGGATACAGAGAGCTTTACAACGTAGGAAAAACTGAAATGAACTTTCAAGGTATTCCACTATTCACAGCTCCAGGTTTAGCAGATGATACTATGGTAGCTGCTGAAGCATCAAACTTATTCTTCGGAACAGGTCTATTAAACGACTGGCAAGAAGTTAAGTTAATTGATATGGCTGACATTGACGGAAGTCAAAATGTAAGAGTAGTATTAAGAGGAAGTGCAGGAGTACAACACGGAATTGGCTCTGATATTGTATTATACTCGTAATAATGTTTAACATAAAAGAGGTAGGTGGGTATAAGCCTACTTACCTTTTTTTTTAAAAAAATAAAAATATGGCTTGTAATATAACAAACGGAAGAGCATTAGCTTGTAAATCAGGTGTAGGTGGATTAAGATTTGTTTACTTTTCTAACTACAACAATACAACAAGAGACTTAGCAATAGCAGCAGATGGCTCTGTTACTCTTGATGGCTCTGTAGATTTTTACAGATACGATTTAAAAGGTAATTCATCTTTAGAAACAGCCATAAACTCTTCAAGAGAAAATGGAACGACTTTTTACGAAAGCACTTTAAATCTTACATTACAATTTTTAGATAAGGCTACACAAGAGCAAATTAAATTACTAGCTCACGGTAGGCCTCAAGTTGTAGTACAAGATTATAACGGTAATGCTTTCTTATTAGGTAAAGAACACGGATGCGAGGTCAGTAACGGCTCAATGCAAACAGGAGCAGCAATGGGCGACTTGTCAGGCTTTACATTAGTATTGACTGCACAAGAAACAAACCCACCATTCTTCTGTGCAGCAGCACCATCAGATGATGCTACTTCACCTATTGATCCTAACGCATAAAGAGTTATGGTTTATAAATTAAGGGAGGCTATATGCCTCCTTTTTTTTTATATCTATACAAAATAGCATTATTATTTCGATATATAAGTATGAAGATATTGACTACGAGTAGCTCTGCTCAGACAATAGATGTGATACCAAGAACATTTGCATCTACATATACAATGAAATTAAGAGATACAAGTAAGAACAAAGAAGTATTTAGTGCAAGTGTTAATGCTAGTGATGTAACAAATCATAAAAGAGTATCAGCAACTATAAGTCCTGTTTTGAAAGAGGGAAGATATTATGACTTAAGTTTACTAAGTGGGTCAAGTGTTGTTTACAAAGACAAAATATTTTGCACAGACCAAACTATTAATCAATCAAACAATGATTATTATGATATTAATAGTGGACAATATACTTTTGATGAAACAGCAGGATCGCACGATAACGATTATATAATAGTATGAACGATTTAAGATTTATAAATTTAAGTAGTTATACAACACCAAAAGTTGTAGAATACAAAAATAAAGAGTGGGTAGCTTATGGAGAGGATAATAATTATTTTAAATACCTTATAGACAGGTACAATGGTAGTCCTACAAACAATGCAATCATAAATGCAATCTCTGCTATGATATATGGTAGAGGCTTAGATGCTACAAATTCAAATAAAAAGCCTGATGAGTATGCTAAAATGATTTCTTTATTCAATGCAGACTGCACAAGAAAACTTTGTTATGACTTGAAACTTATGGGTCAATGTGCAATGCAAGTAATTTATTCTAAGGATAGAAATACAATAGCACAAATAGAACACTTCCCTGTGGAAACACTAAGAGCTGAGAAGTGTAATGATGATGGAGATATAGAGGCTTACTATTATTTTTCTGACTGGTCAAAATATAAACCAACAAGCAAGGCAAAAAGAATACCTGCTTTTGGTACAAGTAACGAAGCGATAGAGATATTATATGTAAGGCCTTATAGAGCAGGATTTCATTATTATAGTCCTGTAGATTATCAAGGAGGTTTGCAATATTCAGAGCTAGAGGAGGAGATAGGAAACTTTCATTTAAATAATATTATGAATGGTATGTCTCCAAGTATGTTAATTAACTTTAATAACGGAGTACCTAACGAAGAAGAAAGGGAGCTTATAGAGCAAAGAATATACCAAAAGTTCTCAGGAACATCAAATAGTGGTAAATTTATTTTAGCCTTTAATGACAATGCAGAAACAGCAGCAAACATAGAGCCTGTACAATTATCTGATGCACACCAACAATATCAATTCTTAAGTGAAGAAAGCACGAGAAAGATTATGGTATCTCACAGAATTGTTAGTCCTATGCTTATTGGTATCAAAGATCAAACAGGCTTAGGTAATAATGCAGATGAGTTAAAGACTGCATCTACACTTTTAGACAATACTGTTATTAGACCTTTTCAACATTTATTGATAGATGCTTTTGATAAAATACTTGCTTATAACAAAATATCTTTAAAACTATACTTTAAAACTTTACAGCCTTTAGAATTTACAGACTTAGAAAATGTAGAGGATGAAGAAACAAAAGAAGAAGAAACAGGTGTAAAACTAAAGCAAGAGGATTTATCAGACGAGGAGTTTGATATTATATTAGATGAGCTTAGAGGTGAGAAAATTTCTAATAGATGGGAAGAGGTAGATGCAAGAGAGTACAGCTCCGAGAATGAAGATATAGAGGAATGGGCTACTAAAAACATAGAAAGTAAAGAACAACAATTAGAAAAAAGAAGTATAGATAGTAAAAAAAGTGGTTTTAGCTACTTAGACAAATCTTTATATAAAGTAAGATATAAGTATTCACAAAAGTATTCAAGTGGCAAATCAAGACAGTTCTGTAGAATTATGATGGCAAGAAGTCAGAGAGGAGTAGTATATAGAATTGAAGATATAGATAAAGCAAGTAGAGCTGGAGTGAATAGGTCTTTTGGACATAAAGGTAGAGCTTATGATTTGTTTAAATACAAAGGTGGGCCTAATTGTGGACATTTCTTTAGCGAGGTATTGTATAGGCTAAAATCTAAGACAATGAAAAAGAAAATACAAAACTATGATGAAGTTAAAAGCATACCTAAGTCATATAAGCCTACACCAGCAGGACACAAGAAAGCTAAGGTAGCACCAAAGGATATGCCTAATAATGGACATCACCCTAATTTCAAATAAGATATGGCAACAGCATTATTTATAAAACCAATAGATTTAAAAAGAAACTCAATTATTGATGGATCGGTAGATGTTGATAAGTTTATCGGTTTTGTCAAAATTGCTCAGGAGATACACATAAGAAATTATTTAGGTACAGACCTATACAATAAAATCAGTACAGATATACTTGGTACAGGTGGTGCTAGTTTAACAGGCAACTATTTGACATTAGTAAACACATACATTCAACCTATGCTTATACACTTTGCAATGGTTGATTATTTACCTTTTGCTGCATATTCACTTAAAAACGGCGGCTTGTTTAAACATACAAGCGAGAATAGTGAATCTGTGAGTAAAGAAGAAGTAGATTATTTAATTGAAAAGCATAGAGATATAGCTGAATATTATACAAGGAGATTTATAGATTATATGAGCTTTAATCAAAATCTATTCCCTGAATATACAAGTAACACAAATGACGACATACACCCTGATAAAGATGCTTTATTTAATGGATGGGTTTTATGAAAGCATATAAAGTTAAAAAGAAAAATATTGACAAATTAATTACATATTTAAAGAGCAATGGCAGCATTAACAAACACACAAATATCGGTAACGTATGTAGGTCTCTTAAAAACAAGTGCTAATACAGTTTTATCCTCTACAGGTCAGCAGATAACTGATGGCGAGGGTAACAATAGTATTTTGTTTTTATCTACAGCAGGAGTAGGTATCGGTGGTGCAGCATCATCAGGTAAGGAGTTAGATGTAACAGGAAATGTACTTGTAACAGGTGATCTTATTGTAGATAACATTAAGATAGATGGGAATACAATATCTGCTGAAAGTGGTGTTGTAACACTAGCAAATGGTACTATAGCCACAACACAAAGTCAAAATGATAATTCAACTAAAATAGCAACAACAGCTTATGTTGATACAGCAGGTGGTGCATTTTTACCTCTTGCAGGTGGTACTATGTCAGGCAATATTGCTATGGGTTCTAATAACATTACAAATGTTGGCCTTATAACAATAGATAACATTGAAATCAATAACAACACTATTTCAAATGCTTCAGCAAGTATGATTTTAGATAGTGCAGCAGATATAATTTTAGATGCAGATGGTGCAGACATTAAATTGCAAGATAATGGAAC